GAACACATTTTCCAGACACGGGATAAAAGATAAAAATTTAGCATTTGGTTTTGAGATGAGAGAACCCAAGAGAATTGGTAGTGTGGAAAATCCAAGAGTAGAAAAATGGACCGATAAGATGGAAGAAGAGTTATTTCAAACACTGTGTGAATTATGGCAACTTAGTAAACAGTTCAAATATGTAGACAAAGAAACCAAAGTTTTATTTGTGAGAAACAGAATACCAAAAACCTTGATGAGGTCTGGCATTAAACCAAAGGCCTGTTTGGTAGCGATAGGTGGCGGATACTACACAGCCGGTACAGATAATTTAAAAAGATATCTTGATTCTTTACCTAAAACGTTGTATTATAATGATCATCAGCCTTCAAGTTATGATTGGCACGATAGAATTATAATAAAACTATGAGCAGTTGTAAATTAGTAATCAAAGATCAAGTGAATGTTAAATTTGAGAATTTAGATCTCAAATGGCGGCAACGTCTACATCAAAAATTCAAATATCAAATTCCTTATGCATATCACTTGCCAGCAGTCAAACTAGGAAGATGGGATGGCAAAATAGCATTTTTTGGATTGGGTGGTACCACATATCTATATCTAGTTGACCAAATACTGCCGATACTAGAAGATGGCGGCGTGTATGTAGAACTTGAAGACCAGAGGCCAAAGCAAGACTTAGAATTCAAGGCAGTAGATAAAAATTATTTGAGTGCTATCAAGTGGCCTGAAAAACATCCATGTGCAGGACAACCAATAGAATTACGAGACTATCAGGTGGAGACAATCAACAAGTTTATTGAAAATCCACAATCGATACAAGAGATCGCCACTGGTGCAGGTAAGACCATTATTACAGCGGCACTGTGCCAGTTGGTCGAAAACTATGGACGCACACTGACCATAGTTCCAAACAAAAGTCTTGTGACACAGACTGAAGAGGACTTCCTTGCTTGTAACTTGGACACAGGTGTGTACTATGGTGATCGTAAAGAAGTAGGTAGATACAACACCATTGCAACATGGCAAAGCCTAAATGTTCTTGAAAAGAAAAGCAAGGACGAACATTCAACAGAGTTTAAAGAATTTATTGATGGTATTAACACTGTGATAGTTGATGAAGTACACATGGCCAAAGCAGATGTGTTGAAAAGAATGCTGACTGGACCTTTTGCAAACTGCCAAATACGTTGGGGATTGACAGGCACAGTACCAAAACAAGAATACGAATACATGGGCATAAAAGTATCACTGGGCGAAGTTACAAATAAAATTCCTGCCAAAGAATTACAAGACAAAGGTGTACTGGCCAATTGCAATGTAAACGTGCTACAAACTAATGACATATTAGAATTTAGAAGTTATGCCGAAGAATTAAAATGGCTGACAACAGACCCAAAACGTATGAGTTGGGTAGCACAAACAATCAAAGATATATCAACATCAGGAAATACATTGATACTGGTTGATAGAATAAGTGCAGGCGAAATACTTGAGAAGAAAATAAAAGACAGTGTATTCATACGTGGAGCCACAAAGAACACAGAAAGAAAAGAACACTATGATGAAGTGTCTACGGCACAGACCAAAGTAATCATAGCCACATATGGTGTGGCCGCTGTGGGTATCAATATTCCACGTATTTTCAATTTAGTTCTAATTGAACCTGGAAAAAGTTTTGTGAGAGTAATTCAATCAATTGGTAGAGGCATACGTAAGGCAGAGGACAAAGATTCAGTTAGCATATGGGATATAACCAGTGCGTGTAAATTTGCGAGAAGACATCTCACACAAAGAAAAAAGTTTTACAAAGAGGCAAATTATCCGTATAATATAGAAAAGATAGACACAGATTTATATGAAAATTTTGACACTTGACGATGCAACCTATACTCTGGAAAAGATTCCAGAATGGGTAGATGAAAAACTGAGATTTGCAGTGCTTGATAATTCAGATCCTGCCAATCCAGATTTCTTTTATATTCCGTTGATATTCTTAGAAAGTTTTAATGCGCCTGCGGCAGTGTTAGAAATTGGCAACTATAAAATAAAAATGCCACTGGACTGGAAGATGTTGATTGGCGAACAAGGACAACCTGAGATGCATGTGCTTCCAATCACCAGTCTGAACGACAGAGGATTTGATGCATTTACATTCAATCCACTCAGCAGTAGTAAACCAGACTTTTTACCCATTGACGTTGTGGATATATACACAGAAGTAAAATGGTACTTCCCTAAAATTAAATCAGGACAGATGTTGGCAGTGCCATTACAGGATGGGCCAAAACCCATGTGTGCATATTTTGTTAAAGACATATCACGTCAGTGTGAACAAGTAGATTATGGATCAGTATGGTAGAAAAAAAGAGAAAATTTTTTGAACTTAGAAATGGCCTAAAAGCAGTAGACTTTCGAAATAAAGATTACTATGATAGAATTGATGATCACGAAAAAGGATTATACTCACCTTTCATGTTGATGAGATATGCATCGAGTGTGTCTAGCAAAGATAAATTTTATGTTGAGCACTATGTGGAAATGATCAACGAATGTGTTAATAAACATTTGTTTACACTGTCCAGCAAACACAAAAAACTGTGTTGGATCTTGACATCAATGTGTGGTGCTTTACAACAACAATTTCATCCGTGGATCAAACCAATGAAACGTGTGCCAAACAAAAGTTTGAAAAAATTGCAACAACTGTATCCTAACATGAAAGAATCAGATCTCGAAACACTAGATGCAATTATCACTGACAAAGAATTGGAAGAACTTTTAGAATCACATGGACAGCAATCTAAATAAATGTACCTACTGCGGTAAAGTATTCACACGTGCCAGAACATTGCAGGTTCATATGTGTGAACCCAAGCGTAGGCACTTGCAAAAAAATGAAAAGTGGGTGCAGAATGCTTTCATGGTGTTCCAAAGATTCTATCAAATACATCAACACGGGCAGAAGGAAAAAACATATGATGACTTTTGTCGTAGTGCCTACTACAACGCGTTTGTGAAGTTTGGTAGATTCATGATGCACATAAACCCGTTGTATCCTGAGAAATATATCGACTATGTGATATTATCAAAAATTAAACTTGATCACTGGGCCAGAGATGACTTGTACGAAGCATACTTGATCGAAACGCTCAAAGCAGAGCCAGTAGAATCAGCACTACAAAGATCAATTGCAACCATGATGGATTGGGCAGAAGAACAAAATGCACAATGGGCCGACTACTTTAGATTAGTAAACACCAACAGGGCAGTACAACATATTCAGCAAGGTAGAATATCGCCTTGGCTTTTGCTTGGTTGCAAAGCAGGGAAAAATTTGTTACAATCTTTAAACGACGAACAACTACAAATGGTTGGAAGATTTATTGCTCCAGAATTTTGGACACAACGAATTAAAAGTTCTCCAGCAGATCAATTGTTTGTGCAAGAGACAGCCAAGGAGGCAAAAATTGAGTAAAGTAAAAATTGAACAAGGAGATGAATTTGATATTGAATTTCATCCAGGTGATGCTATTATTGTTGTTGCAGAGTCAGGAGCACTAAGAAAAATATACATGCCCGATATGGACACAAAGTATTACAACAGTGACGGTTACAAAAAATTACTAGATGCAATTGATGTTGTACAACCAGGAGCAAAAGAAGATTTTATCAAGTATCATGAGAAAGTTAGAAAAGGAAGAATACACTAATGCCTGATGTAGATATAGATTTTTTTGACAGAGATGGCGTCTTGAAATTATTCAAGCACACTCCTGCCACAATTGAAAAAGAAGACAAAGTAGAAAAACACAAGACAGGCGTCTACTTCCATGCTGTGCCAGAGCATCCTGTGACAGGACATGCCAGTTTAGATTATAAAAAAGCAGAAGACAGAGGCTATTTTAAGATTGATTGTTTGAATGTCAACATATACAAATACGTATCATCAGAACAGGAACTAGTTGAACTAATGATACAAGAGCCAGATTGGGACATGTTGGAAGACAAAAAAACAGTTGATCAATTGTTTCATCTCAATGGTCATTTCAGCATAGTGTCCAAATTAAAACCAAAAACTATTGAACAACTTGCGGCTGTATTGGCAATCATTAGGCCGGCCAAAAGATATCTATTGAACCAAACTTGGCAGGATATAAATGAGCATGTTTGGAAAAAGCCAGCAGATGGTAGTTACTTCTTTAAAAAATCTCATGCAGTTGCATATGCCCAAGCCATTGTTGTGCAGATGAATTTGATCACTAAAGGTAAATATAGTTTTGATGCAACGTCAAAAACTTAAGAAGAAAAAATCACACAAGAACAAAAATTACTTAACTGACGAACCTATAGAGTATAAAACGTATCAACCAAAGAATGCAGTCACGAAATACTTTGCAAAGTTGATCGAAAAAAATTCTACAATTAAATAGGTTTTCTTACAAGTTGGATTGTTCTACGCTTAATCCGTTTCTTTGAAATTTCAGATAGTTTTACAGTCGGGCCTGCTACTATCTCTATGTCTTTGGAGTTTAAAGTGACCAATGTGGATCTAAAATATCGGAAATCACCTTTTAGGAATATGTTAATTGGTAATTTTCTATTTGATTCATGCCACCATATTTCACCACACTTTAAAAAACGCATTTTGTCTTGTGGCATCATTAGACGTCCATAATCGTAAAAACTAATCACATTGATGTCTTGATTTTGAACTATGCCCACATACTCTAAATCTCCCTTTCTAATAAGGCTCAAAAATGGAAATTTATCCTTCAGTGTGTTAAAAATTTCGTTCATGCTCTATCTATAAATACTGTTAAATATGTATTATGCAAACAGTATCAAGGTATTTACTATCACAGTTGGTAATAGCCTACGTAAATGGTTATCACGGGAGGAATTCTAAGGTGTACGACAGACGCTTAACACTACACAGAGGAGTGGATAATCCTATCACTTTTACCTTCAAAAACGAGGATCAAAAGGCTCAAGACATTACTTCCAAAACCTATGAGTTTAACATGATTGATACGGAGTCCAAAAAAGCCGTAATCACCAAAACACTCACTATCCTAGATGACGGATCTACTGTGAGTACCAAAGGTGATGCAAGTTGCACAATTACCGAGGGAGACCTTATCGGCAACGATGCTAAGTTTTACACGTACAGCGTGAGAGAAGTAGCATCTGATAATTCCAGAACTGTAACATATGCTGACACAGGATATGCGGCCGCTGGCACAATCGAAGTGCTTGATGGTGCTTACCCTGAGTTTGTGGACAGCACACAGATTTCCTCTTTCACAGGCACAGGTGGACCATTGCAATACACAAGTAGTGCCATTGATGGTAGACCTGGTATCAACAATAATATAGCACTCCATTCTATTGCGGCATATCCGCAAAGTTTTACTGGTAAACTGATAGTGCAAGGCACCATGGCCAGTACACCAGCAGATGCTGATTTCTTTGAAATTACCTCAACAACATTCTCAGATGCGTCTACCCCTACCACACTCAACTTTACCGGAGTATTTCATTCGGTAAGATTCAGTTGGGATAACGATCCAGACAATACTGGAAAGATTGACAAAATACTTTATAGACAGTAAAATATAGGATATGAACCTGATCCAGTCTACAATTCTGACGAGTCTTCCTGCAGGACAAAAAAAGACACCCAGTGGGTGGATAAGTTTTAATGCGCCTTGTTGTGTACACAACGGTGAATCGCAGGACAAGAAGAAACGTGGTGGTATCATGAACAGTGCTGATGGCACAATCAGTTATCACTGTTTTAACTGTGGTTACAAAGCCTCCTACATACTAGGAAGAAGACTCACACAAAAGATGAGAACGTTCATGAGTTACATCGGTATACCCGACGACACAGTTAAGAAACTGGCCATAGAAGCAATGCGTCATGAGGAAGCAGACGTAAAATTTGAGAAGAAAAAATTTGTAAAGTTTAATAAAAAAGAATTGCCAAAGGGATCCAAGCCGTTGGAGGAGTGGCTAGAGAATTACAATCAGTTGACACAGAAACAAAAAACTAGTATTGACTCTTTATTGAATTATCTCACATCCAGAGGCATAGGGCCAGACTGGTATGACTTCGTGTACAGCGACAACACGTATTGGGACTCTGATAAAAGAGTAATCATTCCGTTTTACTGGCGAGGTGACATTGTTGGTTGCACTGGTAGAATATTTGAAAAGTCAGACAAGGTAAAATATTTCACAGATGTGCAACCTGGTTATGTATTCAACATGGATGCACAAACATGGGATAGAAAATTTGTGATTGTAACTGAAGGTCCGTTTGATGCAATTACCATTTCTGGAGTCAGTATACTGGGTTCAGAGATAAATGATATACAGCGAGAACTAATTGAAAGTTTGAATAAAAAAATAATAGTTGTACCCGATAGAGATCAACCAGGCGAAAAATTAATCAACCAAGCAATTGAGTTTGGTTGGAGTGTGGCTTTTCCAGAATGGCATGATTCGGTTGAAGATACCGCGGATGCTGTGTTAAAATACGGAAGGCTATTTACTATGCAATCAATACTGAAAAGCACAGAAACAAATAAACTAAAAATAGATTTGAAAAGAAAGATTTATGGCTGAATATACATTTGACGTACAGAAACTTTATATAGAAATGATGCTGGCAGATGCGGAATCATTTGCTAGGGCACAGAACATTTTCAAGCCAGAATCATTTGATCGTAAATTACAACCTATTGCTAAGTTTGTAAAAGACTACATGGAAGAATACAAAGTACTTCCAGATGTGGAACAGGTCAATGCCAAACACGATATTAAATTGAAGTCGGCGAAAGATTTAGATCCTAGTCACTTCAATTGGTTACTGGATGAATTTGAAACGTTTTCAAGACACAAAGCACTAGAACGTGCAATATTGCAGTCAGCGGACTTGCTGGAAAAAGGCGACTATGCACCTGTAGAAGACATGGTCAAGGACGCAGTGAGTGTGGGACTGACAAAAGATCTTGGCACAGACTACTTTGAAGATCCAAAAGGTAGATTGGAGAAACTAAAAAACTCCAATGGACAAGTCAGCACAGGTTGGCCAAATCTCGACAAGAAACTGTTCGGTGGATTTAACCGAGGTGAACTAAACATTTTTGCAGGTGGATCAGGCGCAGGTAAAAGTTTGTTCTTACAGAATCTTGCAGTGAATTGGTCAACTGCTGGTTTGAACACAGTGTATATCTCGTTTGAGTTGAGCGAAGAACTTACTGCTATGCGACTTGATGCAATGATGACTAACATTCCAACAAAGAAAGTGTTTCCAGAAATTGACAATGTTGAAATGAAAGTCAAGATGTTGGGCAAAAAGTCTGGCGAACTGTATATCAAATATTTGCCAAGTGGTAGTACAATACTGGATGTTAAAACATATATCAAAGAACTAGAACTTAAAACTAAAAAGAAAATTGACTGTATATTAATTGACTATTTGGATCTGATGATGCCAAAAAGCAAACGTATCAGTCCAGCAGACTTGTTTATAAAAGACAAGTATGTGTCAGAAGAACTGAGAAACTTTGCAGTTGAATCTCAAATGTTATTGGCAACAGCATCACAGTTGAACAGAGCCAGTGTGGAAGAGATTGAATTTGATCATTCTCACATAGCAGGTGGACTTAGTAAAATACAAACAGCAGACAACGTGATTGGTATTTTTACATCTCGTGCAATGAAGGAACGTGGCAGATATCAAATACAGTTTATGAAAACAAGAAGTTCGAGCGGTGTTGGTCAAAAAGTTGATTTAGAATTTGATGTAGACAGTTTGAGAATCAGAGACTTAGCAGATGATCCAGAATACAAACAGTTTGACAAACAGCGTAGCACAATCTATGATTCGTTAAAACAAAAGTCCAAAGTAAGCACAGATAAAACAGATGCACAACCAAAAGAAATTGATCCTACGAAAGGCGACGATGTAGGTAAAGTCAAAGCCACAGTTGAAGGTGGAAAACTGAGACAGTTATTGAACGAACTACATTCCGATGAGGAGCAATGATGATACTAATTGCGCATCGAGGAAATGTAAACGGCAAGAATCCCGAAAGAGAGAATACAATTGAATACATCGAAGAAGCCATTAAAAAAGGTTATCATTGTGAAATTGATATTTGTAAATTTGACGGTGAAAAATTTTATCTAGGACACGACACACCCGGTGAAGCAGTGTCTGTACAATGGCTTGGTAGTAATCCGTTGTGGTGTCACGCTAAAAGTTTTAATGCCTTAGAAGCACTGACCACACTGGGAATACATTGTTTTTATCACCAAAATGATGATTATGTTTTGACTAATCAAGGTTGGATATGGGCGTATCCCGGACAGCCTGGTGGTAGATACACTATCGCTGTGCATCCTGAAAAACTACATCCTGGTGATATAAAAAAATTTGCAGGTGTTTGTAGTGATTACGTAGAAAAATTTAAATGATCAAGTTAGTTGTTTTAGATGTCGACGGTGTGTTGACTGATGGTAAAAAGTATTACAATCGTGACGGAGACGTTGTAATGAAAACATTTTGCGATAAAGATTGGACAGCGATAAAAAGGTTTCGTGCCATGGGAATCAATGTGGTGTTTTTAACCGGCGATCCATTTAATGAATCAATAGCAGAAAACAGAAACATACATTGTATTGTAAATCGCAAAGACGGCAAGCACACAGACAAATCTCATTATATCACAGAGTTGGCAAAAGAATACAAAGTAAAAATAGATGAAATTGTATATGCGGGTGATGATATCTTTGATATTGAAATAATGAAAAAATTAAAACACTGTTACTGTCCTATGAATAGTGCAATGTTAGTCCAACAGTTTGCAGATCCTATTGAAGCCAACAGCGGAGAAAACTTTGTAATGACCTTACTTGACCAACTGCAAGAAGAAAAATTGATACCAGATCCAGACTTTGAAACACATTTGACTAAGGTTTACGAACTAGATGAAAAGGAAAAGTTCTAATGCACGATATCACTTTATACGGTCATCTCACTGTGGATAGAATATTTGATGGTTTTGAAGAAACACAAACTTTAGGTGCAATGGCCAATATGTGGCGAACATTCAAACTGATTGCACCTGACCTTGATATTGGGTTGGTACCCACTTCTATTGGGGAAGCAATGGTTTACTTGGACCGAGACAGTTGCACTAGATACTCTAACTTTGTTCCAGACATCAAAACTAACACACCAATCATACAACAATCAAAGATATCTCACGCGATGTATATCAACAAGTTACTAGATGTAAGTTGGTTGAAAGATCTCAAAGGCACAATCTCCGCAGATGTGTGTGCTGGTCCAAAGGTAGACAGCGGTCTACTACAATATGTAGATTATTTTTTTATAGCAGATGAGGATGCCTACAGTGATCTAAAAACCATTTGTAAAGACACAAAAGGCTTTGTTATTTTACACACAAACAAAAGCAGTGTGATATCGGATGGCAGATACGAAAACAAGTATGAAATAGATCAATCTTTGTTTGTTCCAAAAAGTAACGTGTTGGGTGCTGGTGATATGTTTGCAAGTAGTTTTCTCTATGCCTTGAACTTAGGTTTACCCACAGATCAAATACAAAAATACGCACACGAAACCACAAGCAAACTAATTAAAAGTGCAAATGAAAAAATATAATCTGCTTCTACCAATTGCCGGCAAAGCACAAAGATTTATCGACGCTGGGTACACAATGCCTAAGCCTCTTATCCTAGCCAGAAACAAACACGTAATTGATTGGGCAATGCAGTCGGTTGATTTGACAGAATGTAATTTAATTTTTTTAGTCAGAGTAGATCACATTTATAATTTTAGCATAGACAAAATTCTAAAACAAAAATTTGGCGAGGATATCACAATAATCAAAATAAACAAAGTCACACGCGGTGCTCTGGAAACTTGCACACTTGCTAGAAAGCACATTGACAACGACTTACCTTTGATCATTTACACACCTGATGTGTACTTTGGACCTGTGTTTAATCCTGCAACTATTCCAAATGATGCAGATGGATTTTTATTGACATTCACTGCTAACAGTGCAGACCACAGTTATTCAGATTATGGAACAGATGGG